TGATGATGGGAATACTGTATTATCAAAATCGTTTTCATTCGAAATATTGATAGTAGCAGTGCCATCGTTACTTGCGTTTTGGTTACCGGTAGCAACACGAACAACACGCAAAGAGTTGCCGTATTGCAAGAATGCAGCAGCATTCATGAAATAATTAAAGGTGTCATTATTAGGTTTGCCAAAGACTTCGACGAGTTCTTTTTCTGAACCAATTGTTCTAACCTCTTCAACCGGTCCCCACTGGAATGCGCCAGCAATAGCACCAATAGAAGTTGAAACAGCAGGAACAACATTCGTCAAGTCGATTTCTTTAACCTGTACACCAGGTGAGACTTGAAATGCCATAGGTTTTCCTCTTCAGTTTATGTTAATAAGTTTTGCATAATACGATGTTTTTCATATTATTATTTATAAATAATGGTATCTCATCAGTACATGCCGGTATCGTATACTTCCCATAACTGACCTGAAGAATCAACTTCAGTATTATCTTCGTGTCCGTCATTAATAACTCCAAATGGAACCATATCATCTTCAATCGCTTGCATTCTGTCAGAATATAACATCTGTTTAATATTAATATCTGTTAAATTCAGAAACATATCTGTAGTTGCAAACCAACCGAATAATACTAAGTTCATCATTAAGTCGTCGTGATTCCCATCACTTGCTTCATAAGAAGTACCTTTTGCAATAAAGGTTGACATTTCAATAATAGTTTCTGCATCAAATATTTCTAATTTATGTTGTTCAATTAAATCTTTAATATTGGAACAACCAATACGTTTTACTTTTTTAGTCATAGTAGCACCAAGGGCATTTGCCTTTAGTGCTGACTCAACAAACATATTTTCGTATTCCCATTCATAATATAAACCATTACACACAACTGCGCCTTGATCATTTGATTCAATAATCACATAAGCTTCATTATAGGTTTTAGCGTATTTGTAGATTATATCGGGAAATAATAAAGGTGAGATCATATTATCTTGATAAACACAAACTTGTTTAAATGGTCTTTCTGTTACATCAAAAATATTAAAAGTAGAATAGTCTTGACCTCTACCTTTTGCCACGTCAACTGTCATAATATATTCGTGGTTTTCTTTTGGTTTATCAAATATTCTTATTGATTCTTGTCTGGCAATAGGATTACTGGCTTTAAGTCCAAGGAGAATGTCTCCGGATATGAGTGTGTTAGATGTTCCAAAGAAAGTGTTTCCGAACTCTTGATCGAATTGGAGTTCAGAGGTATTTGAAACAGTTTGTCGTTTCCATTCTTCATCTCGTCCTGGAACATCCCACCAGTCGACTCTGAAAGGTTTAAATTCGTTTGTTCCTTGAACGGCTCCTTCCCAAAGCTTATGGTAAATGTTTCCGAGTCCGTTTGCAGTTGAGGTAATGATAACTCTTGATGTGGACCCCGATGACACAACTGGGTACGTGCTGGTATAGAATTCTGCAGCATTCTCGACGAATGCAAATTCGTCCAAGAAGAGGAGGTTGACAGACATACCTCGAATTGATGAACCTGAAGTGGCTGCAGCAAGAATACGACTGTTATTAGAAAATTCAATTGATCCTTTATTGAGTGCTTTACATCCCGGTTGCAAGAAGAACGGTAAGTTTTCTAGCATTAGGGTAATCCTACCCAACATCTCCCTAGCTGTTGCACCCTTGTTCGCCAAGACTGCAATTGTTTGTTCTGGTTTAAATAACGCATACCAAAGTAGATAAGCCACAGATGAAATTGACTTACCTGATTGTCTACATGCCAAAACAATAGAAAATCTATTATCATTAAAATGGTCAAACATCTTTTCTTGATAAGGATATAAATCGAAATCGACTAATCCTTTATCTAGATGAATAACCTTTAAGTACTTACGTGCAAAGTACTTAGGATCAACCATACACCTTTTGTATTCTTCAAACTCTTCTGCTGTGAATCGGTGTTCAACACCATCACGTTTTACGTTTGGATTACCAAGGTAACTATCATTTGTCTGTATTGACATCAATTACTTCCGACTTATTATTATCTAATAGCATTCTTTGAAGATCAGTGGTAGAACCTACAAACACATTGTTTTGAGTTAATCCAGGAGGAATTTGTTTTTCTTCTTCCTTTGTAAGTTCCTTTTTCTTCTTTTGCAAATCCATAAGTTTATCAGTTACGTCAGCCATATTTTTTAACATGCCTGATAATACTTCATAAGCTCGTGGATGTTCACTTTCACTCGCAAGTTGCATCATTCCGTCAAGGGCTTCTTCGCCTCTATCTAAAATACCTTTATACTTATCACGGGAATAGTCATAATCATCTTTAATATCTTTATTCAACACAACTTGCTGAGGTTTTTTCTCAGCCGGTAAGTTTTTACTTAATGATTCCATCATCTTCTTTTTATCAACCATATCAACCTACAGTATAATCTGTAATCGCAACTGTAGTATTTGAAGTATCTCCAGTAATATTTTCTGCTGGCAGTAAATAACCAGTTGCGTAATCTGCGTAAAGGACACCAGTTCCAGCGTTCTGATCATAAGAATAATCATTTACTTCAGCTTCTACACCAGTAGTACTACCCACAATGGTTTCACCTTTTACAAAATTAGGATCATTTGCTGAAGTAAAGTTAATTGCTATCTCTGTGTCCGAAGGAATAAATGATCTCACAACTAATGGTTCATCCATCGTTGATGCAGAGGTTGCACCTTCAGGATTTACTTTAGTATAAAGAGATTCAATACCTTCATTATTATTCATATTTATGTTATTAGCAATAACTGTACGAATAATTGAAGATTCTGTTTCACGACCAAAGAACTTAATCTTCATCGAAAAATCGATACTATAAATTAAAGCTCTACGTTGTGTATATTCTCCTTCATAATCGTCTGCCATCGTAATTGATTGCAAACTAATCGGCACGTCAAACGATTTATTAATACCTTCAATGAACTGTACAGCAACGGTATATGTTGGCTGAAAGTAAGGTACAATTTGTTCTAATATTTGAAGTGCGTCATCTTGGTTTTTAGCCATAATATTTAATTGCATATCTAAAATATATGGCGTGGCCTGACCTACCGAGTTACGAGTATCTTGAGTAACTGAGGTAGACATTTTATTCAATCTATTCACGTTTGTACTTGAATCATATGCTAATGCTGTGATTTCAAAAGACATACGTGGTAGTTTTAAAGCGACTTTAGTATCATCTAAATCTGGTTGTTGATCAATACGCGACAAAAACTTTTGCTTAGGTCCATATGACAATGGAACCCTTTGAACATCTTTTACGATGTTATTGTTATCTCTACGCACGACATTAATGTCGTTAAACAGTGTGCCAAAAACAGCAACTGATTTTCTGAGAATCGCGTGATAAAAATGATCGCCTAACATCTATTAGCTACCTACGTTTCCGTTTAATGCAAATACAACCGCAGCCAATCTATCAACAGCATCTTTAATATTAGTTGGATCAGGGTCCGTCCAGTGAGCTGGATTTGATGGAGTATAACTTAAATTACCACCAAAGTTTGCTACGTTAGTGCTTGAACTATTTACAGAAGCATTCAAATTGAATGAAATAGTAGATCCAAGAATACTCGATGGATTAGTAATATCTACTCCAGCATCTAAAAGAATCATATTGCCTGTATTAATTGTTGAACCATCTTGAGTAGAAGGATAAGCATTTGCAGTGGTTATTTCAATAGCACTAATAACACCATCAGCAATTGTTGCCGTATATACACTTGGTGTAAAATTAGCAAAAGTAGTAGCAGATGCTCCTTCTTGCTGAGCTAAAGTTAGTGTTAATTGATCAATAACAATACCACCATCGGGTGCTGGTTGAGAACCACCGGTACCAACAACATAATCGTTAAATGGATCTTCGGCTATAATCTTTTGAACAGAAGCTGGTTTATATTCAAATTCAGCAACTCCTGGTAAAGTAGATCCAGTAGGTAATACTACACTTGAACCAACAGCACTTAGAGTAGCACTTCCAAGTTCAATGGTATTACCACTTAAATACAAATCTCTAAAACGATTTGATGAAGTACCAATATCGTAAGCAACATTTGTATCTGGTACAATGTTTGTAGTTACATTACCAAACGAAGGAATCGTTGGTTTGTTTGTGAGGTTATTATAATCACCATCAAATAATAGATTAGTAGTATCTGTTAGATCTGATAAATCTACAGGTACCACATTTGTAGTATCTGTAAAAGCAGATAAATCGGTCGGAACAGTAATACCGTTAACCTGAGTACTCAAGGTGGTGAGTGTAGAGTTCACAGTCGTAATATCA